ATGACTGATGGAATGAAAACCGCTCAGCCGCGCGACAATGATCTTGTACGAATGATCGGGGATAAATATGGAGCGATCATGCGTGTGACATGCTCAGACCTGGGCGATGAGCACAACTGGGAAGGCGTCAGAAACGGCATCTACTGCGAATGGGTAGTAAATGGGGAGTTACGGTTTGAGGTCTTTAGAAAGGGACAATTGGAAATAGTAAGCAGTTCTGATGCCGAAATCTGAGTGCGAAAATTCACCATCAAATTTCTACACACTTCTACACACCTTTGATTTTTGTGTGTATAATTACACACATCAACATTCGGGGGGTAGATGAACTCAAGTAAATTGATCCGAATGCTGGAAGAAGATGGCTGGAAGGAAGTGCGAGTTAAAGGAAGCCACCATCACTTCAAACACGCTGAAAAGCCCGGTCTTGTAACGGTCCCACACCCGAAAAAAGACCTGCCAATTGGAACGTGGAACAGCATTTTGAAAGACGCAGGACTGAAGTAAGCAGCGCCCCGGCATCTGGGAGGATGCCGGGGACTACTTGAGGAAACACACGAATACCAACCAAGCCATAGTAGTTATTGCTGATCGGACGTGGAGCACGGAGCCGGTCGAAGGAGTTAAACATGGATATCCCAGTCGTAATTTTTAAAGATGAAGGTAGTGTGTACGGCGTGAACGTGCCGGACATCAAAGGTGTGCATTCATGGGGCGATACTGTAGAGGATGCGCTGAAGAACGCAAAAGAGGCGATCACCAGTCATATTGAAACGCTTTTGGAGTTGGGTGATGTTGTCGAAATCACCAAAAGCAAAATCGAAGATTTGCAGGCTGATCCTGCACATGCCGGAGGCATTTGGGCACTGGTCGATATTGATCTGGAAAAGCTGGACAGCACACCCGAGCGCATCAATATCAGCTTGCCTCGCTTCGTTCTGAGCAAGATCGATAGATACGTTGCACCTCGCCACGAGTCACGTAGTGGCCTGTTGGCACGTGCAGCGATGCAACTTATCGAAGAGGAGTCAAAGCACGTTCAAGCGGCTTGACTATCGGATCCAGGCCCGCCAACAGCGGGCCTTTTCCTATCGCAATTACGAGAAATATTCGTGGGCGATGTAGGCTAAAGCGTGCCCTACCAAACCAGCCCAGAACTTAGCCTTGATTGCCAGCCACAAAGCATCTGGCGCCAAACTCTTATCCTCAAGGAACGCAACTACGTCCGGCGCAACCAGCAAATGGTAAAAGTCTGGAACCATAGGGATAATGATAGCGACAAAAGTCAGCGCAAACCTCAAAACAGTTGGCCAACTCCACTGCAAGCTTACCCAGAACAACACGAAGTACATCACGAAGCCGCAAATAAGTGCTTTCCAGCCCGACACTAATGCAACATTAAGCCAATCCAAAAATCCCATAGAATCCTTTCAATAAGGTTGACATTTCCACACGGCAATAATACCTTAAAACAATACTTTAGGTAACAGATTGTGCAGACGTCTGCACTTATGCGGTGAGATACATCGCACGTTCAGCCTTCCGTCGTGCCACCAGCCCCGGAAGCACAACACCGTTCCCCTTGTTCCAGAGCAGCATCCGGTCGCCTGCAGCGGGATACTCGCGCCGCATAGTGCAACGGCTGACAGAACTCAGCCGGAAGGCCTTCACCCCGATGTTGTACGCCAGCGAGGTGCACGCGGCCTGTCTGGTGGCGGACTCCCGCAGCAGTTGCGGACAAGCGCCCAGCACTCCCAAAAGGAAGCTGGCAGCACGGCGCTGCAGTTGCGCCTCCGCTTGCTCCTGCGTCCACCACATATCCTCGTGGACGCCCAAGGTTTCGCCGTAGCCAATCGTCCAGGGCGCGCCATCCAGCCCGCGCAGCGCGGGCGGTATCTCCGCCCTGCCCTGCATGTAGGCAGTCATGATGCCGGCCTTGCGCATGGCCCTGGCCAGATCCGACTTCGGATCAGGATAGGCGCGCAACGACAGGCCTTCAAAGGGCCGTATCAGGCCGCACGCCAGGTCAGCCGCAGCGCTCACGACTTCTTATCCAGAACGCGACCGACGAACCAGAACGACAGGATGCCAGTCAGTAGTGCGCGGTCTTCCGAATCGTAGGCTTGCAACACGGCCTGCCAGACGTTACCGCCGGAATGCACCGCCACCGCGAACAGCGCCACCTTGGCCAGCCCGTACAACAGCAGCATGTAATAGGTCGTCAGCGGGCGAACGAGGATGTTCAGCGCATCAACCCACCATGTGCCGGTCAACTGCGCCTGACCAACCAGCGCGGACTTTTGCGCATCGAGTAGCGCCAAGGTCTGCGCCGCGTCGGTCGTCAGCTGCAGCTCATCCTTGTGCGCTGCCGCGCGCGACTTCTCCAGCTCGAACTGGCGGTCCAGCATCGCCAGCTCGTGCGCGTTGTCGGTGCGCTTGTTCAGCAGCGCGAAGATTTCAGGCAGCAGGCGCATCAGCCCGCCGCCCAGCGCGGTAATCAGAGAGATAATCATTTGAACCCTTTCGTGGAACCATATGCGGCGAATACGAGCATGGCGGCGATGGCGGCCTTCCAGACCAGCCCCCACACACCACGCCCGATGTCGCCGTAAAAGCGTGCAGTCATGCGCTGTTCCATTTCGTCTACGATTGCCTTTACATCGGCGTCAGTTAAATTGCGTCGGTCTTGCATTGCACACTTTCAAAAAAAGAAAAGCCACCCGAAGGTGGCTGTTAGATCACTGGTCGCTCAGTTCGCGGCGGCCGGCACTAGTCGCCATGGCGATGGCGGCGGTGGATCAACCAGATACAGCAGCAGCGCGGAGAGAGCATTCGGGCCAAAGCGCCAGGCATCCGGAACACCCAGCGCTGCGCCTACCGCTTCGGAACAGAACTTCTTGCGGCGGGCCTGTGGAACGAAGCCAATCACGAAGTGGACGTTGCCCAGGATGTCGTAAGCCTCGCCTTCGTGTTCAGCAAACCACTGGCGCGCCTCGCCCTCCAGCGCGGCAGGTAACGGGAGGTATTCCCAGTTGGCAGGGTCATACTCGATGCGTTTGAAGCGCACGCCACCGTCCACGAACGACGCCGAAGCCGATACGCCGTCGCTGAACACCAGTTCGCAGTGGCTGTAGCGACCACCTTCCCAACCGCGTACAGCGCGGCTGTAGATGCCGGACAGGCCTGGCCGCGTCCCCTTATAGAAAGCCACATGAAAGCCGGCAGGTTGAATGTCTTGGATCATGCCCACCTCCTACCACGCAATGGCGTCAAGCTCATCGAGCGTCGACGCGGCAGCAACTGCCGCCTTCAATTCCTGCGCGTGCTGGAAGTTCAACGAGCCGCGCTGCGTGAACGCTTCGTATAGCGCCTTGAAATCCTCGACTGTCGGCAACGGAATATAGGTGTTGTCGTACGCCTTCCACGCGCCGGGAAAGTCCGGCGGGAACGTCCCCAGCAGCGCTACCTGATTGGCGGTTCCCATCAAATCAATGGTGCTAGTCAGATCACACTGGATATGCTTCCCCAGATAGGGAAACGTCGTCCCGTTGGCCTCCGCACGCCAGTCGTTAATGCGTACATTAAGCTGCTGCTTAGCGCTGGCCAGCTGCGCCAGGTAGGCCTGCCACGCTGGTAGCTCCGCATCCAGCAGCAGCGCCCCCTCCACAACGCGGTAGGCACCAGCCACCCATGGAACCGGCAACACTTCAACCTCCACTATCTGCGACGCGTCGCTAAAGCAGAGGTAGCGCGTGCCATCGAGCGGTGCGCCCTGCTCATCGAAGTGCGTTGCGTCGACCACGGCGTGGTCTGGAAACAAAAGCACTGAATTTGCGGCAAGCGCCGCGATGCCATCTACAACGATAACGGTTTTCATACTTTGCATACCTCCAATAACACAACCTGCGGATAGCCACTTGCATCCAAAGACGCGGCAATAGCGAACTGGCCGCCAACGCCAGCGACGCGCCACGACATAAAATTGCTGGCAACATGCGGCATATCGTCAGGCCAGCTATATGCAAATTCAAAAAGCGCATCATTTGCATATCGCATCAAACGCATACCATGGCCACGTGCCGAATAAGTCGATCCGAAGAGGCAGTAAGTCGTCCCGACGACGGCGCTAGCCAAGTACGAGTTGCTACCCGAGACGGAGCCTGAAGGAAAGTGGCGATGACCACTCGGCATATTTGGAGCGCCGCCGGAACTCACCACCGTAAAGGTCTTGTCCCTCGAACCGGCGGACGTGCCGCTTATCCCCGAAATTACAGCCGCGCGGTTATTCCCTTGGGAGAACATCAAATTGCTGGCGCCCGACGACAGATCAATCACGTTTTGACTGCCCCAACTGCGTACACCCAAACTCGTGATAGCAGTCCCTGCAGTCGAATTCAGTGATCCTCCTGCCGCTCCCACAAGCATCAAATTGCCGTTACCAACATGGGCTATGGCAGCTGAGGCGGCGCCATTAAGCTCGTTCAGGGCCTGAACTGAAAATGCAGGAACAGCAGAGCCATTGTGCTGCGCCAGCATCAAATAGACCGTATTGCTGAACGCCACAAGCCAGGCCGCACGTGTCGCATCCAACACCTGCGGCTGCGGATCAATAAATGCGGTCGGCACGGCGCCGTAAGCATTCGCCAACGAGTAGCCAACCGTGACCGTGTTCGTGACAACGTTGAGCGACAATGCATAGAGACCATAAGCGGCGGTCGCCGGGTTCGGCGAGGCCACGAACGCTGCCGTGGCGGACATTGCCACGCACATTGATCCATTGTTCGTCGACGCGTTGCCTGCGCCGAGCGTCACCGGCGCGCCGACCGAAACCATTGTCGCCCCAGACCGGCTAGCAATCGCGGCATACATATTTCCGCCAGCGCACCAGGCGATCAAGGCCTTATCAGCGACGCCCGGAATAGCGCTGACGCTAATCCAATTGCAGACTGCTGTCGCCCAAAAAGTCGCGGCGCCGGTCGCTATGGCGCCGATGTTCTCCGGCACCATCACCAACCACGTTCCGGCAACCGTGCTGAAATCTTCGCACGCGAAGATGCCGCTTGCACCGCCACCAGGGAGGACGGCCAACAGCGTTCCCGCACTATCTCGCAAGGCCAGCGGATATGCTCCAATGTTTTTGATAAGGTACGTGCCGTTTGCGTTATTGATCGACGTTGCAACCGGCAGTCGTAACGACGTATTCTTGATCGTCGCCGCCACACGCAACACGTTGCGCGAATTCAGGGTGAGCGCCGTGTCACCAGTAATGTTCAGCGCATCCACGGCGCCGAACGGATCGTTTATTGCACGCTGCCAATTGTTCGGATCGGTCGACGGATCTGCGACAGAAACTCCCGCAGACTTGCGGCGATAAACCTGCAGATTCGCTGGTGCAATTGCAGCCTGCCCTTGGCCATATGCAAATGCTGGATCGAACATCGCTGCGTTGGCGGTCAGCGTGGCTGTTTTCGCCGCAGCTGCCGCCGCATCGGCCGAAGCAAGGGCTTGCGCGGCCGAGTTGTACGCTTCCTGGGCATTGTTGAAAACGTTAGCGGCCAGTGCGAGAAACTGAGCCACCGCCGTAATCAGCCAGGTCAGGAACGCGTCTACACGGCCGGCGAAGGTATTGCGGTCCTTGCGCTGAGGCGCGACTGGGGGCGCGTCGATATTAGGGGGTTGTGTTACTGCCATCTGATTAAGCCTTGTACGTTAATATTCAAATTGCATTTATCTGGGATGTTGGGATACTCGATGCCGCCACTCACCAAGCCAAAGTTTCGGAGTGGGCTGTAATCCACACCCGTACTCGCCGTCACCAGGACAGGCGTATCCAGCACTTTCATCAACGTGCGATGCACCATGGGAGACTCGCTACGATCCAGAATGCCGGTGATCGCCAAATCGTTGGCCGCGCCGCGCCGGACGATCTTGGCGCCGCCAAACTTGTCCTGATCCACATAGCTGTAAGTCTTGGGGGTGACCTTGGCGCCGACGAGCGTGTCCCCCAGTGCGATCAGGTCGCCAACATCCATCACCGCGCAGCTGACCGTACCGCTGGCACTGGTCAGTGTCAGGGTGATCTCTGCCGCGTTGTACGGCTCGATGTCCTGCGCGATGAAGTCATAGCGCGGCTCGAAGCGCCCGAAGAAATACTCGTCGTAGTCACCCGGCTGAGAGCCTTCCAGCACCTCGTGCGTCGCCCGTATCACCGAGCCACCGGGCGAATCGCGCACAACCAGATCCACCTCGTCCGCATCCAGGTTCAGGTACAAATCCCTGAAGAACCCCGGCTGCAGCACGACGGTCAGCGGGGACGGCGCCACGGTCGCCGTGCTGACGTCGGTGTCGAACATGGCCATGCGATTGGTGGGCGCATAGTCCATCCACCACGGCGTGTTGCCCGTCAGGTTGTCCGTGATGGCTGGATCGTGCCCCGAGTTGTTGTCCTGCAGGCTTTCAAAAATCCGGTTCTTTGTCGGACTTACGCAGCGGTCGCCTTTTTTGTAGACCTTGCCCGCCACGTAGTCCGCATAAGTCTCAACAGCGGTGCTGGACTTCAGCACCTTGCTGTCGACATCAACCGGCACAAGAACAGATACCTTGGCCGCCATTAACCCTCCATTTTTACAAGCAGCGGGCCACCACCTGCTGACACTCTTTCGAGAATGCCTGCAGCGCGCGCAGCACCGTCAGCGGAAATGTTGCTAGAAGTAGCGATTTGCTCCAGCAGCGTCCGGATCGCCTCCAAGTCGGCCGCCGAGACGTTCGATTGCAGGGCCGGGCTGTTGAGCCTCGCCATCAGTTCGCGGTTATCAGCCGCCGGGATGATTCGTTCGCCTTTGTGGATCAATGCCGGCATATCGGTTGGCACGTAGTTGGTTCCCACAGCGAACGGGTGCAATTTCTTGTACTCATCGCTGTTGAGGAACCCGTTCGTAATCTGCGTCATCGATGCGCCGTTGTTGGCCGAATTCACCCACAGCGCCAGACCAGCTGCATCAGGCTCCCGCCCAAGCAGCGTGCGATACAGGCCCACGATTTGCGATTCCGTCGTGCTGGCCACTGCCGGCGTGCCTGGCGACGTCATATGCGCGCTGGCAGCTGCAGCGTTCGCGGCGACGATGCTGTTCTGCTGGGCGGCGCTGATAGCCGACTGCAGCGCAACAAGCGCCTGTGCTACGGTCAGCACGCTGGTATCCACACCTTTGATCCCATCGATCTGCTGCTGCCCAGTCGCGATAAGGCCGTCAAGGCGGGCAATCTCCGCTTCGTAGGCCGCGTCAGCGGCATCCTTCTGCGCCTGCAGCACGTCGAGCTGCTTCTGCTGCACGTCTAGCGCGCTATCGGTCACACTGCTCAGCGCCGAGATGTCGCTGGCCGTGTTATAGAAATCGCGCTGGTAGTCAGCATAGGAACTGAACTGATTCGAGGCATCCTGCGTTACAACACCCAGCGCGTTCTTCAGGCTGTCGGCATCCGGCAGAGGTCCGCCAGCCTTGGCGATTGCCAAAGCGGCCTTGATCTGCGCCTGCGCCGAAAGCCTGTCTTGAGCTTCCATGCCAGGTGCATGCAGCTGGTCGAGTGAAGAGTGCAGAGAGTCGGACAGCGATTTAATCTTGGTGATCGATGCGTTGACCACGTCAATTCGCTGGCTGATCGCTGCAATCTCAGCATCGTGCGCCGCACTACGTGCCGCCTTCTCGCGGTCCACCACTTTCTGCAGGACCGAGAACGCATCATCAGCGTTCGACACCAGAACACTTGCTGCCTCCTTCGCAGCCTCCAGTGCGGTCTTTTCGTCCTGCAGCGCATACAGGCGCTCGGCCAGCGGGCGCAGGCTGGCATCCATCGCAGCCAGTTCCTGCTTCCGCGTCAATGCAAGCGCTGCCGCCGATCCGCTGGCGGCTTCCAGAATCTGCTTCTCCAGATCGGCACGGCTCTTGGCAATGTCCTCCACGCTTGCCATCGCATCGTGCACCTGGGCGAATGCCGGCGCCAGCGCCATCAACTGGGCATACTGCTTGGCGCCTGCCTCGGTGGACAGATCGAGACCACGAACCACGGCCGCGAACTGATCACGCGAGTCAACGCCGGCCAGCCCCATCGCTGCAAGCTGGGCTTCAACCTGCTTGGCCACGGGCGCCAGCTGCTCAGACTTGCTCAGGAAGTTCTCGGCGTAGAACGTGGTTTGCTGGCTAAGCGCATCCAAGCCCCCGGCAAATTGCACCAGGCGTTCGCGCGCGGCCAGCGACGCCAGCCCGACCGCACCAAACGCACCCGTTGCATCCTTGCCTACCGTGACGGCCGCCGCGTTCGTGGCATTGAATTCGTTCGTCACACGCTGCAGCGCCACGCTGGTGGCCTCGCTTGGATCTTTCAGTTTCGCGAGGTCTTCCAACGTTACCTTGGCGCCGAAGATCGCCTCACCGGACTGCCCCAGCGCCTGACGGAACTGCAGCAGTGCAGCCGCCTCGGTGGCCAGCTCTTCCGATGTGCCTTTGAAGCCGGCAATGAGGGAAGACATCCCAGGCGAGATGCCGTCGAAAATCGCAGCCAAGCGCTTGGCGAACACATCATCCAGCTGACCGGACGCGTTCGGGTTTGCGCCCTCCTCTCCGGTGTGAGCCGTGGTCGACGTGTTCGTGACCGCCGTAATGACCGACGACTTTTCGGAATCGGTCAGGAAGCGGGCCAGTTGGTCGTCAACCTTCGTCACCGTCTGGATGAAGCTCTGCACCACCGGCTGGCTGGCATTCATCCAGAAACTGGACGAAACACCGAACGTACCGAAGGCGCCAGTGCTGGAACCATCGATGTAGCTTTGAGTCGTCTTGCCCTCGTTGCCACGCTCGTTGATGCTGATGTTCCCCGCCGCGTTGTTGCTGCTGAACTTCAGGCGGGTATCCTTCTCAGGACCGTCATCAAAGAACGTCGACGCGACAGCGGCAGCACCAAGTGCAGCCCAGCCCCAACCGGGAATCGCCGCAATTGCCGTCGAAATGGTGGAACCGGCTGACATCGCCGTACCGATGGATGTCATGCCAGCGGCGTTATACGCGGCGATGGCATCAGCAACGCCAGCACCACCCGATAGGCCGGCGCCGAAGGCCGACACCGTGCCAGAACCCAGCAGACTGCCGATGCCAGTCACTGTGCCGCCGATGTTGGCGAACGTGCCATACAGATTGCCGAGGCCAGACGCGGTTTGCGCGGCGCTCATAACGCCATTGGCCCCGCCCGGACTACCCGTCACCACGGCCTGAATAGTCGGCTTGAGCACCATCGTCTTAAACAGATTGACGATGGTGTCCCGCAGATTTACCGCCAGGCTCTTGCCACCTTCGAAGCCACGCATCAGCGCATCCGTCAGGCTGCTGCTGATTTCCTGAGAGGCACGCTTCCACGCTTGCGCAGCATCGTCTGCCTGCTTGGCCAGAATCTCTTTGGTAGCGCCCTGCCGCTTTTCGTCGGCAAGCTGACGCAGCGAATCAGCCTGGGCGCGATACTCCTTAGACAGCCGCCCACTAAAGTCAGCGGCATCAGCTGTGGTTGCTGCCTCATCCTTCAGTACGGCCAGGTTCTCCAGCCGCGCCGCCTCCAGCTCGGCCAGGCCGGTTGCAGACAGGCCGATCTTTTCGTTGTAGTCCTGCTGTGCAAGTACCTGCTTGCGCAACGCGTCGGAATCCTCCGCAGCCTTATCAACCACGTTGCCGTAATTGTCTGCCGCTGTGCGGGTACGTCGCACCTCCAGCGCCGCCAGATCATTTTCGAGCTTGATCTGACGCGAGGTCGCCTTCTCATCGAGTACCGCCAACTGGCCGCGCAGCTCAGCCTGATCCTTCAGACTGTTCTGCTTGCGGGCTGTCAGAGCCAGCTCCTGTTCCAGCTGCTCCCGCTGCCGGGTAATGGCGGCTTGGTCGATCTGCGCCGCGCCCTTCAGATAATCCTCGTCATTGACCAGGCCGGACGAATGGACCGAACTGAGCGCATCAGCAGCGCGTCCCGCAACCTCATCCTGCACGGCGTTACGACGCTTCAGGGCCGCGATCTGCGAATCGATCTGGTCATTGAAGATGTCAGAGTATTTCTGACGGATCAGGCCAACGCGCTTCTCGATCTCGCCGGCAGACAGCTGCGCTGCCGCTCCCTCGTTACGCGCCTTGGTGATGTCGCGCTCTAGCTGCGCCCCACGCGTCAGGAATTCATCACCGTCCTTCATCCACTTGATGCGCGCGGCGTCAGCCTCTACCGCGTCGGCCTGCGCCTTGGCGGTGGCCTTTGCCGCATCCTGCTTGTCGCGCTCCGCATTGATGCGGGACTTGTTTTGCTCAAGCTCGAAGTTGAACTCCGCCTGCTTACGAGTGTCCCCGCTTTTCACTGCGGCGGCCAGCCGCTGCTCGATGCGCTCACGCTCGGTCAACAGCGAATTGATCTTCTCCGCACTGGTGGCCTCCCGGCCCATCGCGAACCCAATAGCGGAATCCAGTGCTCCGGAGGCAGCTTTCTTGATCCGCAGCCATCCACGCTCCCAGTCAGACAGCGCATCGACCACACGGTCATGTTGCTCCGTCATGCTGTTTGCATATGCGTCCTGCGCCAACTTGGCGGCTTCGCTATGCTTCCCCTGATCCTCCAACGCCTTGACCTGCGCGTAAATGGATGCGGTGACGAAATGGTACTTCTCGTTGATCTTGTCCAGCGCCGACAGCGGCGACCGGCCCAGTTCATTGAACTCAGCGACGGTATCCTTGACTGCAATGCCGACGTCGCGCTGACTGGCAACCGCAACCTTGCCGTACAAAGCCAGCCGGTCGCCAGCGACCTGACCAGCAGCACCCAGCATCGTTACCGCCTCGGCGGCCTCATGCTGCGAGCCAGTGGCCTTGCCGATTGTGCGCGCCGCGTCCGCCATCATCTCGACGGACGCGCCTACAGCGTTATTGGACAGCGCGATAGCGCGACCGTAAGCAAGCGCCTCCTCGGCGCCGGCATGGTGCGCTACGCCCAGCGCGACAAACGCACCAGCGGCGACGGTCACAGGCGTGATTAAACTGACCACATAACCAGCCAGGCCACGAATTGCACCACCGGCGCTGCCGAAGGTATCGCGAAGCTGGCCACCTTGCTGCAGGAACACGGTCAACGGAGCCTGCCCACCTTGGAGGCTGGTCACAATGTCCGTGAACTGCGCCGGCACACCGCGCAACGCAGCGGCAGTCTGTGCAGCTGACACGTTGACGTTGTTGAACGCCGAGCGCGAATTGTTCAGCGCATCGTTCGCAGCTCGCTGCTCTGCCTCGACTCGTCGCAGCTGTGCCAGATACGGTTCCAGTACGCGGGGATCGACGCCGCGCTGCGTTGCAAGCGCTTGGTAGTACTCTGCCCCCGAGCGGCTTCCCGCCTGCGCTACAGCGGTGGCACGCTGGATCGAGCCGATCAGATTGCGCTCAGCCACCTCAACGCGGCGGGCCGAATTGGTCGCCGCGTCCCCGATGTCCCCAATGGCGTTACTGGCCTCGGCACCAGATCGCGCAACGGAGGTCGCCATATTTTGGGCTTCCTGCCGCACTTCCTGAAAGCCTGGGCGCGCGGCGGTGGCATCGACTTCAACGGCTAATTGAATAATCCTTTCTTCTGCTGCCATCCATTCTCCTATTCAATTTTCTCGTGCATCGTGGCCAGCGCCTCGTATTCCATCGTGCGGATATCGTCTTCGAGCGCATCCCGCTCATCGTCAGACAGGCCTTGCCGTTGCTGCAGGCGATCAAGCCGGCGATCGAGGACGTTGTAGTCAAGGCCGGTACAACCAGCGGCACCAGTGCGCCATTGGGTTTGCAGATCGCAAAACAGGACGTAGGCCGGCCAGTGCTCCGGCCAGACCTCGATGGGGATGCGCTCAAAGTCGGCGCGCGTCAGGCCGAACGCATTGGGTTTGTCATCCTCCGATATGCGTTCGTACATGCCCCGCGCGATGGCCTTTAGTTTCCCTGGCGGCCTTCGGTGCAAGCCAGGCGGTAGGTCTCCACTGCGGCCAGCGCCGCCTGCGGGTATTCATCGACCAGTTGTTCGAGCGATTCACGGGTGAATGGCGCGTCGAGGTTCCAGCCTTCGGCTGCGCCCAGCAGGAACTCGATGCTGTCGTTGCTGGACTTCTCCAGCACGTCTTTCATGCCCGGCAGCTTGGTGACTTGGCCGGCATCCTTGGTTGCCTCTTCGGCTACCTTGATGGCGTCGGCAATGGCCGCCTCGGCCGCTTGCTTGTGGCGCTCCACGTTTTCATCAACGAAGGCGCCATACTCGGAGCGGGTGCGGTACTTGTAATTGAAGTTGATCCACGCGGCGGTGCCATCCAGCAGGGAGAATTTGACAGCGCGGGTGAAGTGGGTAGGACGTTGGCCCAGTACGATTTTTGCCATGATGTTGTGTCTTTCGAGAATAGAAATGAGCCGGCCAGCGACGCCGGCCGGGAAGGTAATGCGGTAGGTGGGTTAGGCGGCGTAGCGCACTGGCTTGCCTTGCAGCGAGAACGTCGCCTTGACCTTCATGACCTGGCCTTTATCAAGCGTCGGGGTTTCGTTGAACGACACCATGCCGTAGTACAGAATGAACGAGCCATCTGGCAGCGACAGGCGCAGCGGGCGGATCGCGCGCGCATCCGAGGCCGCCTTCAAAGCTTGGTAGCCCGGCAGCGATGGATCGTCGGCGATCTCGATGTTGATGCTCATCGCGCTGATGACGGTAGGAAGCTGGGTTTCGAAGTTCTGCTCCAGGAACGACAGGCTGGTAAACTGCTGATCGCCGCCGCTAGTCTGGAAACCGGTGATTTGGCTGATCTGCGTCCATGCCGTCACGGCCGCCGCGCTACCGCCACCGGAGCCGGCCGGATACAGGTTCGTCAACGTCGTATCGATACCGTCGAGGTTGAACGCGTTGGCCGCGATGCCGGCAGCGCGAACAACGCGGTTATTCAGATTCGACCAGCCCGACGTGACAACCAGCAGATCGTTGTTGTTGAAGCCGTGGGCATTCGAAGTTGCTACGCCAGGGTTGGCGTTGGTGATGCCGGTAATTTGCTTGGACGCGCCAAAGGTGGTGCCCAGCGTTACGATAGCGCCATCAGGAAGACGTGCTGCCATTGGTAAGCCTTTCTTGCCCTAGTGGGCACAAGAGGAAGTCCATACGGACGAAAAAAAACCGCCGGAATCTCTTCCGGCGGTCTTGTGTTGTGTGCCTTGCGGCGTGTTACGTGGAACGGTCAGCCCAAATACTGAAGTCCTGTCTGCTGCAGTAGGCTGGTACATCAGCCTCAAAATCGGAAACGGCCGCGGCGACCGGGGATGCCTGAAACTGGTTCGCCATGATCAGCTGCGCCTCGATCTGCAAAATCATCGCCTTCGCCTCCTTGCGAGAGGCGGACCAAACGTTGATCTGCATGACCGCGTTTTCCTTGCTCGATACCTCCTTTCCCATGTAGCGGATGACATCACCGTAGATCTGCTGATAGGTGATGTAAGGCAGCTTGGTTGCCGGCGGCGCGAAGTCAGGGTACGTTTGGTCGCATACCTGCTTCAGCGACGCCGTGAGAATCGCTTCTAATGTCATGCGAGCCTCCGCAGCAGCTCGGTTTCCACGGCGCTCTTCGCCTCCGGCAGCTTGACCACAGCCGAACGCAAGAATGCCTTGGCGCCGACCTGTTTGGGTTGCGGCAACTTGACGTAGTAGGCATCCTTGACCGCCTGCGGCGCGCGGCGGGACGGTTTGGGCTTGCCGCGCATTTCGGCACGGACAGCCGTGTACCATTGCCCGTCTTTGCCAACGTACGTCGCATAGCGCTGGATATAGCCAAACTCCACCAGGCCGCCGTGTGGGGCCTTGCGGCGGTTCCAGCTCACGTGGTAGACCGCGCGACCGTCGCCGCTCTTGTCCTGCGAGTACACCTGATAGATGGAGCTGGCCAGGTTACCAGTGACACGGCCGAGATTGGTCACGTTTTGCTTCACCGCGTCGTACAGCACTTGGGCGCCGGCCTGCGCCGCAGGACGTGCAGCAGCAACCACGTCATCCTCCAACGCATCGAACATCGCCTCCATGGCGCCCAGGTTGACAGAAACTCCTACAGTCACGGCGACACCTCACAAACGAGGTCAACATGACGGCGTTTTTCTTCATCAGGGAGCACGGACCGGATGGTGTAGCGGGTGTTTCCGTGAATCACCTGCATGCCCTCGGCAAGATCCTCGCGGAAGCGAAGACGAATCGAGCAATGCACGGATGCCGACATGGCGCCGGCCCGGACCGCTTCCGCACCTTTCATGTTGCGTATGTTCGCCCAGGCAGGCCCGATCAGAGTGGATGCATTCGGATCAGGCTGGCCCAGCTCATCACTCCCGCCCGGCTTCATCAGCTGGACACGGCGATTCAGTGTTATCGAGAACGCGGCCATTAATAGCTCCTACAGGCGTCCAGAAGCCTATCGACATACGCGGACTGCGGCGTCTGCTTTTCGCTCTGCGTCGCCGGGTCGAACTGGTCGACTAGCTTTGCGAGGATGTACAGGCGCACATTGCGCGGCGTGAACTTCGGGTCGTCGCCGTAGCCGCACTCCACCGTGATTCGTACCGCGCCGTCGCGGCAGCTAGTCGCCGGCCACGGACCGGGCTTAGCCAGCTGCAATGTGCTGCTGTAGCGTTTCCGGACAATTTGCACATCCGCCGGCGCAATCTCACACAGGTTGCCGCTGGCGTCGTCATACTCGATCTTCGTAATTGCCACCGCAGGGTGCGGCAATTCCAAGGTGGTGCCGAAACTGTTCATCGTTCCCAGCCAGGTCTGTGCCATCAGGCACTGGCCTATTTCATGCTCCAGGCTGTCGGTGATGCCACTGATCCAGTCCGTGACCACCGCATCGAGGTCGTCGCCATCGAGCCGCAGATTTGCCTTCGCCGCGTCCAGCTCAACTGGCAGACATACTGGCTCAACTACGCGGCGAAAGCTCATTGCTCAACAGCGGAGCCTTCCGCGTCCGCTGCCATGGTTTCGACCGCATCGACCGCAACGCCGGTCAGATCGATCTGCTGATCGGCCAGCTCAGGCCCGGCCGCCGTCTGCACTTCTACAGGCGGCGCCGAAGCGGCGGCTTTACGGCTGACCGCTTTCTGCTTGGTCGCCACGGGCGGCAGATCGGTATCCACAAGCGCCGCGCCGGCGACCACCGAAGGTTCCTGCACATCCATATAGACAGCAGCGCCGCAGTCTTCGACCAGATGCTGGGCAAACTCCTTCGACGTGCGCAGGATCGTGCCATCAGCCAGCGTACCGTGCTGCGCCGTAGCAGTCGTGCGCAAAATTTTTACTCGTACTTCGTTCATCATTTTTCTCCTGTGCAGACGTCTGCACAAATGGGCCGGTTGATCCCGGCCCGGTTGAATTAGGCAGGAACCAGATCGCCGAAACGGCAACCCGCTGGTTTGTCCACCGTTTGCGCCAGACGGCGCTCGGCGCGGATGGTGACCAGGCCGTTGGTGAAGTTGTCCGCATCGGAGTCCGACAGATCAATCACAATGCCTTCGCGGTAGTGCAGCGTCACCGCTTGGCGCAGTGCGCCGACCCACACCTTGCCCGCCGTCATCGCGTTGCTGGCGACAACCGGCAGGCCGTACAGCATAGGAACGACGTTCGAGCCGGGATCGCCCAACAGGTAGCGGCCAGTCTGATCTTTGGCCAGACGCAGGGTCCACCAGTCGGCCGTGTTCAGGATGATCACTTCCGCAGGGTTGTCGGATGCCGCGCAGTCACCGATCATTTTTCCGATCAGATCGAAGCGGTTGTTCAGCAGGCCGGCTGCGGCCAGGATCGCTGCCGTGTAGCCGTGGGCTACATAGTTGCCGGCGAGGGTCAGACCCGACATATTCGGCGTAACACCGTTGCCGGCGATGATCTGATTTTCTGCGCGCAGGTTGACGCCATACACCATGCGACGATTGATGTACGCCGCCAGCGCGGCGTTGTCCATGGCCAGTTGACGCGAAATCTTGATGTAGTGCGAGATGGTCGACACTGGCATCTGGCTCGGCGTGAAGGTCAGCGAGGTTTGCGGGATCGCAGCACCTTCCGCCGTTTCAGCGGCGCCGTTCGTGAACACGTTCTCGCGCACCCAGTCAATCGCATTGCTGGTGGTGGGGATGCGCGTCATCAGGTCTTCCAGCGTGAATACGCGGAAAGCACCTTCAATGATGTTTGGACGGCGCTCCGAGAAAGTGGCGCCGACCGTGTTGGTAACGGTGTTCTTCACTTCGGCGCGGGTTTTGATGCGGCCGTCGTTTTTCAGGAAGTTGTCGTAGTTTGCATGTTTCACGAACAGCTGACCGACACTCTCGTCGGCAGGCGTCTCATCGTCTTTCTGCGCGGTGCTCTTTTGCTCCAGCTGCAGCAGACGATCCGCCAGTGCGCGCTGCTCGGTGCCAATATTGTCCAGGGCCGTCTTGGTGTCCTTCGTAACAGCGCCCAGGTCTTTGATTTCAGCAGTCGCCTTATCCGACATTGCCGACATCTTGGTTTCGATGCTGTCCAGTGCCTTCATGATATGGCTGCCATCGATTTCGCCGGAAATCAGCGCTGCGGCGCCCATGCTCAAAGCGGCGCCATGGGTGCTGGCCGATTCGGTCAGACCGAACAGCGACGGGAGGTCAAAACCACATGCATGCGCCACAGCAGCCGCAGCGGCCAGACCAACCAACACCACAGCGCGCAGCTGAACACCATATACAGTACGTTTCATAAATAGCCTTTCGGGGATAAAAAAAGCCGCCTGTTGGCGGCCGATAGTTCGAACAGTGAATCGCTTACTGAGCCAGGCTCTGCAGGCGTTGCAATACTTGGTTGGCGGTCTTCGCGTCCAGGCCTGTTACCGGTGCATCCCGCACCGAGAAAACCTGTTTCGCGCGAGAGGCCACCGCCGCAGCCCCTTTTCGGCTAAGTCCTGCATCCCGCAGGAGTCGCTCAAAATCACGCTCAGTCCGGCACTCGGCCAGCTCAAGCTCGAAGTCATTACTCTTGACCGATTCCATATCGATGCGCGCATCGCTATCAGCCGGGAAGACAACCGGAGAGATTTCCATCAGGCTGGTCCACTTGTGGATGATGCGCCCCGTCTCGGTCTCTTCGTAGTCGCCTTTTTTAACGAAGCCCCCAATGGACAAGCCGTCCAGCGTTTCGTGCAGCATCGCGGCGCGGACATCGGACGCGAGGGTCAGGCCCGGCGTCAATTCCCCTTCAACATACAGGCCGTGGTCATCTTCCTTAAGCAGCGTGTACTTGCCGATCGGCATGCGCCACTCATGGTTGAAGAACATCTTCGGCTTCATGTTGCGCAGCGTCGCCGCGTATGCCCCTTTCAGGATGGTGTCGCCGTAGCTGTCAACGCCACCGAATACCGACGCATAGCCCGCGAACGTGCCACCGTCACCTTTCATCTTGAGGGAGACGTCCTCCAGCTTTAACAGCTTCTTGATATGCATATTTCCCCTTACTGTGCGATTGTGTTGCCGTCCCCGCCCTTGCCAGCGGGGACTTTGCCCAGCATGCTGAGCGGGACAAGATTGGATTGCGCGGTCAGCACGTCAGCTTCAGGCCGACGAGGAAGGCCTTCCAGCTGTCGTACCTCGGAGCGCGACTGGATGCCGTTCTGCACATACTTCGCTTGGATGTCCGCGCGGTCTTTGGGAGTTGCGCGCAGCAACGCATCCATCGAATGCTCGACCGTCAGGCGCGCGCGCTGGGCCGGCGTCAGTACGCAACGGCGCACCGCCTGGGCGATGTTGACAACCAGAGGCATGATGCTGAATACAGTCCAGCCCTCGCGGATTTCAGCTATGCCGGACCCCCATGAGGTGACGTTGGCGTGATGCACCAGAACGGGAGGAACATCGAACCAGCGGCAAATTTCCTCTACGTCGAACCGTCGCGTTTCCAGCAGTTGCCGTTCTGCGGGCGTGAGTGACACCGGCTCGTACTTCATGTTCGCCTCTAGCACGTGGAGGCGGGACGTCACTCCCTCGCTCATATCCGCAAAGTTGCGCTTGACCGCTTCGCGCTGCTCCTTATTCAGCACCTTGTCGATCATCAGGACGCCGGCCGGCTTTCCGCCGGCGCCGAACATCTTGTTTGCGTCCAGCTGGGCCTTCGCCGCACCGTCCAGCGTGGGCGCCATGAACTCCAGCTTCGATAGGCCGACAGTGCCATTGCCGAGGTTCTTCAGGTGCAGCACGTTGGACGCGGCCAGGACCGCGATGTTTCCGCCAAGCGTGTAGCGGAAGACCTGCGAGCCGTCTTCCAGGAGAACCTGTTCAACCTGATCCGTTGGCATCGGCCAGAGCGCCAGCGCTTCGCCGTTGCTATCGCGGTCGATGCGAGCATATGCGTTGCCGCGCAGGTCGTGCCACATCATGAGCGCCCGCCAAAACTCAAAGGGCGTCATACGGGGATTAGGCTGATCGTGCAACAGCGCGTATAGCCGCTCCGTCCGAGCCAGGGATTTTTCGCCGTTCACCTGCTTGTAGACGAAGAACGGCAGGCTGGCCACCGTCGTTGCACGCCGGTCTACACATGCCCAGACCGTGCTTATTTGCAGCGCCCCATCGACCCCGACCTGCCGGGTATCCGGAATGAGCGAATGCCCCGGCAAGCCGTCCTGCGGGCCGACGGTTTCCGCCGTGGCTCCGCCGCGTCCGAAGAACGAGCGTAGTGAATTAATAAAGTTCATGTGCGTATTGGTCCTTGCAGGAAGTCGTCCAGATTGCCGTCTTGGTCATTTGCAGCAGCGATGCGACTCAGGGCCATTACCGTTGCGACGATGCCATCGATGCGCCCATTGGCATTCGACTTTTTCTTGTCCGGGCGGTAGTTGCCGTTGGTATCGAAAAGCAGCGCGGTGTTGTTGGCGCACCAGCGCAGCACCTTGTTGCCGCCATGCTGGAAGCGTTTTCCGTACACCAGCTCCTCCAGCAGCTTGCTGCCGGGATACATGCCGCCAGTGTTTTGCGGCACCTCAACCAGCGGCACGTCCTTTGCGAGTAGTTCGTTGGCCAGCTGCAGTGCGTTCCAGCGGTCAAAGCCAATCTCGACCACGTCGTAATCTCGCATCGCCTGCAGAACTTGTTCACGTACCGGCCCATAGTCGGTAACGTTGCCCTCGGTCGCAGTCAACCAGCCAGCCTTGACCCATGCCTCATACGGTGCCGCGTCATCCGCTGATTGGGTGGCGACCTTTTCAGAAGGGCACCAGAACCACACCAACACATACCAGTCGCTACCCGGTTCGCCTGGCGGAAACACCAGCGAGAAGGCGGTAAGATCGCGCGTCGAGGCAAGGTCGAGACCGCCATAACAGCGGCGGCCCTTCAGCACCTCGGGATCAAATTTGCGCTTGCCGTGATCCCACACCGCCATATCAAACCAACCATCTGCGCTGTTGCACCAGATGTTCAGATCCTTGGTGAAGAAGTTGACCCGTGCGCCCGGCATCGCTGCCGCCTTACGCGCCTGGGCGCGCATGTACTCGACCGTCTTAGACAGGCCCAAACCGGGATTTGCCTTCGGCCAGTTCGCCTCATCGAACGGATCGTCGCCTTCGTCCAAGGTGTAGATGTAGCCAAAGAACGTATCGTCCTTTCGCCGCCCATCGAGAACCGATACGAGGTAGTCCCGCTGTTCGGTACAAATACCGTCCAAGATGAACCCGGCCGTTGTGATGGCCGACAGCAGCGGCTGCGAGCGTGCACCCAGTGCGGACTCCATGACGTCCCATACATCGCGGTGTTTCTGCGCGTGTAGCTCATCAAACAGAATGGCTGATGGGTTTAGACCGTCGAGGTTTTCAGCGTTCGCCGGCAACGGCATGAAGACCGAGTTGTCATCAAGCTCCACCTTCTCATGGTTCAGGCCGGCAAATATCTTGAACGACCGTGCCACGCCCGCCGAGCGCTTCGCCCAACGGCGGATATTGTCGAACGCCGGTTTGAATACCGTCATAGCCTGGTTGCGCGTGGTGGCGACCGCGTAGACTTCGGCGCCGGCCTCACCGTCCATCGAGAACAGGTAGGCACCTTGCGGTCCCTTCCAGGTACTCTTGCCGTTCTTACGTGCTACCTCCTCATATGCGCGGCTGAACCTGCGCTGGCCGTCACTCGCGCGGCGCCAGCCATACAGCACGGCCGTCCAAAAGCGCTGCCATGGGTCCAGCAGAATCGGCTTGCTGGCCAGCGGCCCCTTGATGTGCACAAAGAAGCGCTGGATGTAGTCAATCACATGACGCGCATGCTCCGGCGAATAGTAGATGCCGCGATATGCACCATCGACCAGATCCTGATAGTGTCGCTGCACGGCCAGGAAAACATAACGGCCGACAGTGATTTCGCCGCGAAGAACTGGCAGTCCGTAGGCGATATCCCATTCGTGTAAAACGTCCGGGGTCAGTGACTGGAGTTTTTTCGGGGAGAGTTTATGCCGTGGCTTACGAGGCTTGCGAACAGGTCGTCCTGCTGCCCCTGCGGCCCGCTGTCTTTTCGGACGCGCGCCAGCGACGGGATTGTCAAACAAGCTTTCGGCAACCATTGGCCCAACTCCATTTTCAAGCGTTTCTCGTCGTCGGCCCAGGGCGTGGGCGTCGCCCAGCCGGTTTTGGAAATCTGCGACCGGCCTTTCTCTTCGCACTCATCGCGCGCGCGCATCCAGTCGATGAACGTCCGCACAATCACAGCGATGGGCATGCCCGCTGTCATATGCTCGATGCCAGCGGCGCGTAGCGATTCGCAGATGTACTGGTAGACCTCACGCTCTTGGTCCGTCAGCTCAATAGCTGGTGGCGGTGCCGGCGACGTCATCGCGCCTGCGCCCGTCACCGCGTCGGCGCCGACTGCGGGAGGCGCCGTGCCAAACTGGTTTTTCAGGTTCATGGTCATTCCTCCGTAGTGGTCGGAAGTTGATGAGGTGGACGGGGGAGGCATACATGGGGCAAACCCCAGGGGGGTAGTTTTCGCTCCGCGAAAAAATACAGGGAACCTGTCGGTTTCCGCCGAATTCGCCCCGGACTTTTCACCCGCCCCCACCCGGCGTCCATGCCTTCAGGCGCGCCGAGAATACCCCTGCGACACGACAGGACGCGTCAGGAGCCACGCGGCACACAGGGACGGCCAAATCGGCAGGAAGGCACGGAAGCCGCTATAGCTGCGTAGGAATCTGCTGAGCCATGGGCGACGTTTCAACCGGACCAGACTATCGGCGCTCATCGAGCGCTCCGCTTCGTGCCGCGCTGCCTCTCGCGCTCCGACTTCTCATCGTGGCAGTCCTGACACAAGGCCTGTTCGTTGGTTTCATCGTCAAGGCCACCTTCGGCCAGCGGGATGACGTGGTCACGCTGCGTTGCCGGTGTTGCCCTGCCCTGCCGCAAGCACTCTGCACACAGCGGATGACGAGAGAACAGCGCTACGCGCATCGCCTGTAATCGCCGGCCAGTGATTCGCTTCGTCGGTGTTGTCTTCTTCCATTGGTCGCGCGGATGTTTCGCGCATCGGCCGCTGCCATCCCGCACCAGGACGGAGCATGTGGGAAAAGAACACGGCCGAGGTGCTGATACAGGCATCTAGCCTCCTTTGTGCAGACGTCTGCACGGTTGTTATGGATGTCACCGCCCGCGACAAGCCGGAGCCGCACGAATGCAGCCGGAACCCTCTTGCCCTTGGATACGTCGGTGACTGCGCCCGTTATTCATCCCGCCACTGGAGCGCGCTGGCGGGTCGCTTCAACGTTGTTTGGATCGAGCCATGCGCGCATCGAGCAGGCTCAGTTTTTGGTAGGACTTGAGCAGCGCCTGATGCGCAAGCTCACGATGAGCAGCAAGCCACTCGTCAAAGTCGTTGATGTAGAACGTGACCACTGTATGCCACTGCCCCGGAACCAGATCGTCATGCGTGGCGCCCAGGTACAGCGCGGCCTTGTTCATGCGCACACACTCAACGTAGTACGGCAGCTTGGTGCAGAGGGCGATCTTGATTTCGATTGGCTCACCAATGGCGGACAGCATCGCTATCTGCCGGCTGGCCCGGTCAGGCTTGGTAGACTGATGCATTTGAATTCCTTGATGGAGCGGGATACCGGATTCGAACCAGCGACACGGAGCGTGGAAAGCTGCTGTTCTACCGCTGAACTAATCCCGCAAATGAAAAAGGCCCGCGCAGTGGCGGGCCTTCGGCTGACTGTCTGACTACAGACGAACGTGCGCCTCCATCACGGAGACGCCTGTTCGGCTGTAGGCTCGGGACACCCCGGCAGACAAGTTGTAGAGCGAATAGTATTTCGGCTGTCCAGCTTTTTCAAGATGGCTTGCAAATTATTTTCTGCGCGCGCGATCACCAGACGCACGTGCGGGCCGCGAACGCCCTTCAGTTTCGTGCGAATGCGCGCCTCATCAAAGCCGTAGATGTGGCGGCACTTCAGCGCCATGCGGTCATTGAAGTCGCCCAGCTTCCGGTAGGCTTCCTCCACGATCCAGCCGTCCAACACGTCCGGGGATACCAGTGGCTGCAACGGCTTGTACTTCGCCTCGTACACGTCCGATTGTGGCGGCGCTTCGGACGTGCGCAACGCCACGTACCATTTCGCCCACGCGGCGCACACGCTGGCGTCAGCGCCGCCGCTACCACCGTTGACCACCCGACGCCAGTTGTCCATGCGCGCATCAAAGTCACGCGGCGCAGGCGCGGCCACACGCTCACTGCGCACCGTCGAACGCTGGCGCGCTGGCTGCGCCGCGCCTGTCGGTTCTACCACTACTTCATCACCCACTTCAATTTCAACAGCCATCGTCCAACCTTTCCCATTTGCCCGTTTTTTTGTCAGGTTCAACACCCTCAACACTACCCTCCACATCGGAGAGCCTGATTTTTACTAGCTTTGTTGACTGTGTTGACAGTGTTGATACCTAAATCAGAATTACTTAAAAAAATTACGCCGCTGTTTTCGTTTGTCTGCTGTTTCCAGCGCTCTACGTGCGCGTGGACTTCAAAAAAACCATCAATACCGTCAACACCGTCCACAAACCTAGTATCCATGCGGGTTTGCGGTGTGGAGGGTTGTATTAGATGTGGAGGGTTAACTCTCAACATCCGCAACATAGTCCCGCCGCCGGTACTTTTGAAACGCCTGCTCGAACGACGCGCAGGCGTCTTCGGCCCAGTCGCGGATAGTTGCCTTCCCTTCTGGCTGGTCGCCAACGAGGAACACCGTCCGCTGCTTGACCACGTGGCCATATTCGTACTTCACGGCATGCTTGCGTAGCGCCTGGCCAGCGTAGCGCTCGACCTGCGGGCTAAACGTCGTCATGGTCGTGTACTTCGATTCACCGGACCGGCTGCACCAGGTTTGGAATGCGTCATACAGCTGCTGCACACTGACCGTGTGGAACGGCAGTGGCAGAAGGCCGGCCGCCCATTCGCGGTAAAAGCGCTCGGCCGGATTCAGGCTCTTCTCGATCAGCCGGTCTTTGGCGTCGTTGTAGATCGGCTTCGTGTGTTCGTTGAAGTCGCCCATGTCCAGCTCATGCATCAGGTAGTAGTAGAAGGCCTCGATGCCTCCCGCAGCGATTTCCTGCGCCACCTCAACGTAGAACTCGCGCGCCAGCGCCGGTGGCGTCCAGATCACCAAGTAGCGGCGGTCGGTCTTATCCAAGGCCAGCGGCACCAGTTCGTTCGACAGGAAGACGAAATTCATCTGGTTGCGCTCACTGTGTTCTGGCAGGCCTTTCGGGTTGATGATGATCGAGTCGCCCGAGATCAGGTACTTGAGCTTGCCTTTCATCTGCTTCAACTCGGCGCGAGTCACCACTTCATCCGCGACCATGAACAGCTTCATACTGGCCCAGTCATTGAAGTTGGCCTCCAGCTGGGCATTGCCGATCACATAGCCATACTCGCCATAGATCGCCTTGACGACCTTCTCAAAGAAGAAGTTCTTACCAGAGCCTTCGTCGCCGTGCATGATGATCGATGTTTCCATCTTGGCGCCGGGATTACGCAGCGGGTACGCCAGCCAGCGCGCGATCCATTCATACATATCGTCGTTTCCGTCGACAAGGTGCATCAGCAGCGTTTGAATCTTCAGGCAGTTGCCTTGCTTGGGCGTCATCTTCCAGCCGCTGAACAGATTCAAGGTTGCTGTGGGACCGCTTGGCTCGGGACTCGGCGTTTCAGTCGGATCGAAGACGATGTTCTTCTTCAGCACCCAGTTGCGCGCTGGCCCGCTCCAGAACTTCATCACATCGGAGTTCTGGACAATGGTACGCATGGCCGACAGCTTCATCAGCATGCGCTGGCGACGATCCCATACGAGGTCTTCGCCGTAGATCAGCACGAAGTTCTCCAGCACGTCATCGACGGCGCGCCAGTGCGCATCGTCATAAACCTTCTTGGGCTTTTCCTTACGCGGCCGCTCCCCCTCCCCCCCGGCGAAAAGCGGAGCGCTCTCGCCGAACGGGATGTCGTCCAGGCCGGCCGGCTGGTCGTCGTCGGCGGCGGCTAGCGGATAGCCGTCGGGGACCACCGTCGAGTCGACGGCGACCGCGAACGAATCAGCGGCGTCACCGGCTGCGGCTTCGACGACTTGGTCGTCGTTCTCGGGGGCCTTCGCCCCCGCTTGAATTAACTCCTCTCCTCGCGGGGCAGGCCCCGCGCTGATTAGGCCGCCATCGCTTCCAGCCGGGGGCGGGGGGGCGTCGGACGAGCCGACAGCTTCGCTTCCGCTCGGGGGGCGGGGGGACAAAGAACCAGGTTTGATAGGAGAAGGAAGGACGGAGCGAGGCGGCTTCCAACCGCTATCAATGCCCATTTTGAAGATGGTCGCCTCGGTGATAACTACGCCACGGCCGCCAAACGACGCCCAGCGCTTTTTCAGCGCCTCCGGGCCGTCATAGTTCTCGGCGCGCGAAGACCAGTAATCCCACACGCGGAAGCCGTCTTCGCCGAGAGCGCTGTAGAGCGCCATACCCACACGAATCCAAGTGTGATAGCCCTCCGGGCTAATGTGAGCAAGAGCGGCGTCAAGACGCGCGCGCAGGTCGCGCGAATCGCTGGCGCCGGGGGGAAGGGGGACCGCCGTCTTGTTGGCACGCACTGGAGTAGCAGCAGGACGAGCGCCACGGACGAGCACGCGCAGGCGGTCAAGCTCAGCTTCCGAAACGGCATTGATCGTGTCAGGCGAGCCGGCGAACTGGCGGCCTGTGAACGTGAAGAACTGGCTGGAGCAGAACACCTCCAGGCCAATGTCGTTCGATTTAAAGGTCGTGGTGGCGCCGGCGACAATGATGTGGACGCCAGTGCCCGAAGGCGAGTATTCGGTATAGGAGTCGCAGCCGGCAATGGTCTGCATCGCCAGGTCGCTGACCTCCCCTGTCTCTGGATCGATGCACTTGTCGATGTCGACGCCGATCAGACCATCACCAGGTAGAAACGCAAAGCCTATGCCCGTGAAGTGGCCATTGGACGCGGCCAGCTTAGCCAGGGCGACGTCGAGCGTGACCAAACCACTGCGGTCGGCCTGGTCGCCCTGGACGCCACGGCGGCGCTTGCCGTTGACCCAATACGGAACCTTCAGCGGCTTTTGCTTCGCCGGATTCGGGTTCGGTTCGAAACGCCAAACAAGCCACTGTGGCCGCTGACGCAGCTCTTGTGGAATAGCTTCAAATTGGGACATCAGGCGCGGCCGCTCCGGTATTCGATCCGCTGACCAGCCATCACCGAGGGGATATCGCGAAACTCGTCGCCCTCCGGGCGCTGGGGGCGCGGGGGAAAGTGTTTGGCCAGGTTGAGTTCACGCCGGGGAGCTACGTAACGCGGCCCTACTGGCACAGCAGCAACCGGACGGCTTTCGACCGGAATGCCCAGGTATTGGCGGCCAGCATCGGTGACCGTGCATTTCGCGCCGAGAACATTGATGAGGCCACAGCGCTCCAGGCGATCAATGGCGTCACGGCAGAACGTGAACTGGCTGCCGCGCCAATTGCGCACGCGCATTATTTCGGGAGTGGTGGCCATGCCGCCGATGTTTTGCAGCGCACGGAGCGCCAAGTGGGCGGCGCTTTCGCGGCGCGGGAGTTCGTGATTAGCCATGCATGCCACCTCGGACGGTGCGATCAGCCATCACCTCTAAGCGCGCTACCATCTGGTGCGCGGCCTGGACCATGCTGTACACCACCTTCTTGATAGATTCAATCTCGCTCAGTTCAATAACTCCGTCAGCCAGCGCTTTATGGACTTCAGCACCCACGTCGCCATTGCACATCCAGACCTTCGTTACTGTTTCCAGGATTGCCGCTTCGCTGGCCGTTTCTGGCCCCTCAACGGACACGCAAACGTAACCGTGATTTGCCGCCAAGGCATGCAGCACGCTGGCATCGCCCGTCAGACCGATAATGCGATCCACTTCGTCCAGCGTAGGCTTATTGCTGGTCGAATTGGGATTTGCTTTGTTACGGAGGATCACAGGCGACATGCCCAGGCGCGCCGCAAGCGCCGTATGGCCGCCAGTCGCGCTGTGAACAGTCTTGTGAAGGGCGTCTGAAACACTCATGCAAAACCTCTTAAAAAGAATGGTGAAAAAGCAACTGCAATAAATTAAACTGGACTCGATTACTTGCTTTCGTCTGCCGCTACCGCGACAGCAGAGCAGCAGCCGCAGGTGCCACGAAGAAATGCCCAATCAACATCGGGCCGTAGAGATTCGCACTGCACCTGCCGCTGCGACTCACGCTCTATCCGAATGCAAAGGCTTTCCCCGAGCTGCTGATTTATAGACACGGCTTTGCGCAAATAACGTTCAGACGTGGCACAAGCAGTGCAGAACGCCAAGCGCTCGGGCTTCGACAAACGGTTTAGAAATTTAAGTAAGTTTTCCATGTGCAAATATTACTAAATGGTAATGGATTGGTCAATACCGTTTGGTTATTTACTGAACGGTAATTGGCGGGGAAAATGACACTATGCAAATACAAGACATACGCAGACAAAATCTTCGCCAACTAATCCGGGATAGCTACGGAGACTCGCAGGCGCGGTTTATTGACGAGACTGGTGAGAACCAGGGGGAGATTTCGGGCCTACTGCGGACGAAATCTTTTGGCGAGAAGAAGGCCCGTAATCTTGAAAAGAAGGCAGGCCTGACTGCTGGATGGCTGGATCGCCCTATATCACAAGCAGATGAAGTGGCCGCCCCTCCGGAAGCCCAAAAAGGCCCAAGCATGGGCGCCCCGCTAGTGCCAGTGATACCACTCGGACAAATTGAAAAGGGGAAGGCGGCGCTGGTGTACGTAGACATGGCCGAACTGGAGCTGCTTACTAACTATCGCCAGGCGACAGACGTCGGGCGCAGTTCGATCATGATTGCTGCAGAAGTGTCAGAAAAACGATTTGTTACTGTTATTGGAAACCAGTCGTAATACAGATGGACGCTCAGCCGGGTGCTGCGCCGCCAGCCCTTCCGCAATTCTTATCAACTGCTCTCTGGCTTCCAAGTTCATTGCTAAATACGCATCTGTTAGGCGGCGTACGTCGGGCGTCGTTGTTCCGGGCATAGTGTTACTGATTGTTCAAAGTAAATAGTAAATATATCTCAAAAAGAATAACTCGATCCGTGGAGCAACTTTTTCGCTGGACTGGTTCTGATGGGGATAGATGACGGTGAAGGTCGATGTGCCGCCAAAGTGGCGGCACTTTTCCACCATTTTACACAAACGCGCGACAATCGCGCGATGACCCTAGCAAAAAAACAAAAGCCACCACGCGTTAAGACTGCGCTTCGAATCCCCGAGGAACTACATCGTGAAATAACGCAGGCGGCGCAGTTGAATGATCGATCCTTTAACGCCGAAGTTTTGTTCCGCCTCTCCCAGTTCCACACAAAGGAATCGCTGGACGTGCTGCACACCGAGAATGCCGAAATCAAGGCGGTTACCCAAGAGATCCTGAGACTAGTACGCACTCGTTGACGACAGCGTCCCGCGTCTTTTCCTTGCAACACGATAGTCAGAAATCGGCCACGGGCCGATTTTTTTTCACCTCAAAGATTAAGAAACGGTAATTTTTCAAGTAATTATTACTATTTGGTGTTGACGTTTAAATTACCACTTAGTAATATCCACTCCGTCATCTTTCAACGGAGCGGCAATGAACTGTTTATCCCCCAGATCTATCCCATCTGACGAACTCGGACCTGTCCGTGTAGTCGCAGTGGCCACTGATAAGTTCCATGGCCTCAAAGGCCACGCGTACATCAAGGCACGCAACCTCAACCCACCAGTCAAACGTGTGCAGACGTCTGCACAATCGCCGGCTGGGCGGGCGGAGGTCTGCAAATGAACTCTCCGACCAAGCAAACCCTCCTCGACGCGACTCAGGAGGAAACCACCACCGCCCTAGTAACCAGCTTTGACCGCCTGAGTCTCGCCGCCAGGAATGCCGGCGACCTACTCCAGCAGTCAGGATTCTCCGGCTTCCTGGGCGACACCGCAGATGCGCTGCGGACTGCACTGGCGATCCATGGTCATCTGCTGCAGCAGTACGTCGTAAAGATTCGCACCAGCGCCGGAGCCAGTGCAGACGTCTGCACAGTCACAGCCCACACCAGCCAAGGTGCGTATGCAGCTGCGGCTGAACGCCAGGGCGATGAACCATTCGGCATTTCCGTGATGCCGGCAGTTTTTGCTGATCTGGAGGTAGCGCACCGCGCGCTCAAGATCAGCGGTCCGTTGGAGCAAGCCCTGAAAGATAAAGCGCTCAGCATCGCCATCCACAGCTATGCGCGTAACAAGCGCCGCCGCGCGCTACCAATCACCGATTTCAAACGCCAAGCGGCAAACGACCGCGATCAATGAAAGACCACACCATGAGCAAACTCGTTGTACTTCCTGCGCCGGTTGTGCCGGCACCAGTTGACCAAGTGATCGTTGCCGATGAACTTGTGAGCGACGGCTATCGTGACATTCCAACTCACCTAATCCGCATCTCGTACACCAACCGCACTCGATTCAATCTGGAAGCGTTGCAACAGCTTTCGGAGAACATCGCAGAGGTTGGCATCCTTCAGCCCATCCTCATGCGCCCATGCACGCCGACCACCGAGGCGCCGCAGATATTTGAAATCGTTGCCGGTGAGCGCCGCTTCCGTGCGGCGTGCATGGCAGGTTTGTACGCAGTCCCTGCGAGCGTCAAAACTCTGACTGACAAGCAGGCCGCTGAAATTCAACTGCTGGAAAACATTCAGCGCGAGAATCCACATCCATTGGAAGAGGCTATCGGCTTTGAACAGCTCATGCTCAATCACGGCTACAACGCTGACCAGCTGGCCGCCAAGGTGAAGCAGTCAAGGTCCTACGTGTACGGGCGCCTGAAGTTGTGCGCCCTGGCGAACGGCGTTCGCGACGACTTCCTGGACGACAAGTTCAGTGCATCCATCGCCCTGCTGATCGCCAGGTTACCGACGCCGACGATGCAAGTGCAGGCCGCCGAGGAAATCATCGACGGCAACCGTTACACCGGTGAGCCGATGTCGTATCGATCCGCGCAGCAACATATGCGCCATAACTATATGCTTGATATTGGGAACGCCGTGTTCCCAATCAAAGACGCGCGCTTAGTCGAAAAAGCCGGCTCTTGCGAGACCTGTCAAAAGCGTACGGGCAATCAGCCAGACGTCGATACAAATGACGACGACGAAGAAGCAACGGACTACTGTACGGAACCAGCGTGCTACCACGAGAAGACCGCAGCGTTTCAGCAGCGCAAACGCGACGAAGCGGCAAAGACTGGCCAGACCATCATTGTGGGCGACGACGCAAAGAAGATCATGCCGAACAGCTACGGAAGCCTTCGCGCTGGCTGGTCTGATATCGACAAGACGATGTACTTGTCCAGTGGTTCAACCAACTACAGAACGCTACTGCAGGACAAGCTGCCAGAAATCACCTTGCTTGAGTCGCCATACGTCAAAGGCACATTCTTGAGCATCGCTCGCACCGATGAACTGGAGGAACTGGTGGAGGGCGTAATCGGCGCCGGCAAAACCGACGCTGCCCGCGCGGCGCTGGACAAAGTACGCGAACAGAAGTCCGAGCGCGAAGCTGGCATCGAGCGCAAATATCGCAAGGAACTCTTTGAGGCCGTACGCGTAGCTCCAATTGGCCTTGCAACTCTGTATGACGAGCGGATCGTGGCTGGCCAACTGTACCGCGGCTTGGGCCAGCAGGAAGAGGCCCATCTGCGCAAGTTCTGGAACTGGGCAGGCCCTGAGTACGAGAGCGGTTACGACAACGAGAAGAAACAATACGTCAACGGCACCAACAAAATCCTCGCCGAAATTCATCAGATGAGCGTTGACCAGGCAAAGCAACTGATTCGCGACGTCCTGCTGGTTAGGGAAACCGCCGTGTTCACCTACACACGCAATCTGGAAGAGCCGGTCCAGATGCTCGCAGCGGCAGCGGATCAAGGGGTGGACGCTGCTGCTATTCGGGCAGCGATTGCAAAAGAGTCCAAGGCCAAAGAAAAAGAGAAGGCAGCGAAGCAGAAGGCAAAGGCAGCAAAGAAAGAGGCCAAGAAGCCGAAGCAAGCGGAGATACAAATGCCGCCTCCGAAGGAACAGTCGGTCCCGGCCAGCGCTGGCGATGCAGAACCGCGCACCCAGGCGGAGGACGCAACGCCGTCGCCGGCGCCACGTCCGAAACTAAAGCTCAAGCAGAAGGTAGAGGACGCCAAAGAAAAACAGGCCGGTCCCGTAATCAAAATCAAGAAAAGCCGTACCGTATCGCCACAGCCAAACGATGGGCTGCCTGCCGACATGGAATATCCGAACGAGTAAGAAAGCCTGAAAAAAATGGATCGCAACATCATCGCAATCGATCACCAATACGCCAGCCAAGAAGCCGCTATCGCAATCGCGTGCTACTCGGCGGCAGCTCATAACGGCTTCGCGAACAGCCAGGCCGATGCATGTGAGGCCCGCAGCCTCGCATGCCCGGCCTGCCCATTCGCAAGTAGCGCACCAGTCCAACCTTCTACAGTGGAGGGCAAGTAATATGACCGCAATCTTTGAACTTCACTTGACCAGTGAAACGCTCAGCTCGGATGAAGTAGCTGATATCACCGGTTGCATTCGCCGCGCCGACCAGTTGGCATGGCTGAATCGAAACGGCTGGATCTTTCACACGAATAAGGCAGGAATTCCGATCATCGGACGCATGTTCGCGCGCATGAAGATGGCCGGCATCAACCCAGCCACGCTGGCCAGCAGCGCGCAAGCCAGCGGCTGGAGCATCGATATGAGCAAGGTACGTTAA